TTATATAATATTATTTCAAATTTATTTTGATTAAAATCAAAATATATAGTATAAGATGAATATGATGCAGCCTTCTAATGCTATAATGCAATGGGCAACTACTGCTGGACTTGCTTATCCTGGAAAGGGTGGAAAGAGAAGGACTATAAAAAATAAACGCAAGACTCACCGACGAAAATCATATAAAACACGTCGTCATTCTCGTAAATAAATATTAACAAAGGAATATAAACATTAAGATATATATTAATGATAATGGAAAAAACCCCACTTATTCTAACAGGTCCTCCTGGATGCGGTAAAAGTTACTGGATTCAGAAGTATGCAGAAAAGATTAATAAACAACTCTTTGTATGTCCTTGTCGTAAAGATAGAACATTGCGTGAAGGGCGGCAAAAATTACATATTTGGGCACGCAGAACAGAGCCTGCTATCTTATGGTTAGAAGGAGCCGATGATCTAACACCTGAAGCACAGGCATTTTTACGGCGTATTCTTGAAACGCATTCTTCTAATGTTCTATTTATTTTAGAATGTAGAGATGCGGGAAAATTACAGGAACCTGTACGTTCACGATGTTTAATTAAAAAAATGAATCAGCCTTCTTGGAAAGAATTAGAAGATTATATTTTTACATTATTTAAAGATAATATTAAATCTAATAAATTAAAAATTCAAGAAATTAAAGACTATTTATTACCAGATGAATATTCATATAGAAGAGTAAATCATTGTATTAATTTACAATTAGATTATCCTAATACATGGAATAATACATATAAACATAGATTGGAAGAAAATGGTATTCTACAATTACAACATTCTGATGCACTAATTACATATATTAAGAAGGCATATAATCCTGATAATTTAATTAAACCATATATATCTAATTTAGATAACTTAGATATATTAAAAGACTACGGTAAATGTAATGAACTGGCTGGATCACTTTGGGCATTTTTAGGGAGTGCGTTACATAGATGTAAGACAACAACTAATAAATATTAAGAGAATGAATCACGGTTCCGATTCTATATTATCAGTTTATTCAGATGCTCGTACAGAATATACAAAACAACTTTGTATATTTTTAGTTCCTGCTTATTTTAAGTTTTTTATTGATCTTCTTGAAAAGGCTAGAAATAATACAATTTCTGAATCTAAAAAGACATTATGGCAATTTCAAACATATTTAAATGAAATTCATGATTGGAATATGGAAAAAGTTAATAATGAAATTAATCAAATTAATAGTAATTGCGGGTGTGATTATTTAGATGACTTGCTAACTGCTGTATTTATTGCGCATACAAAAGTACTAACCGCTATTCGTATTTCTGGGAATAATAAAAAAGTTCAAATTACTGTTCCTAAAGTTGAACATTTTCTTTTTAGAGTATTATGTGAATCATCTAAATTATTATGGAGTTCTGCTTTCCTTTTTCGAGATGGTATTTCAGGAATTGAAAAACAACAAAATTATCGAAATATTGAACAATTACTAAATGAAGGAATCCTTCAAGCAATTCGCGGATTAGTACCTGTTAAATCTATTCTTAAAGATTTTGTAAATAATGATAATCAAGATAATAACGATGATTCTGATTCAGATGATGATGAAAAAGAAATAAATGCATCAATTCCAGAACAAATTGAACAAAAAATATCAAATATAATGTCATCTGAACAAGGGGAAGAACAAGTACTGGAAAAGAAACAAGAGGAAGAGCAAGCACAAGAACAAACACAAGTGGAAGAGAAAGAGAAAGAGCAAGAGCAAGAACAAGTGGAAGAGAAAGAGAAAGAGCAAGAGCAAGAACAAGTAAAAGAGATAGAGAAAGAACAAGAACAAAGACAGCAAATGATATATGTAGAAGATAGGCCTTCTGTACAATTTGCGGATTTTAATACAGTCCTTGATTCTGATAATCCAGATAATTCTGATTTAGTATTGGATGATAAAGATGATGATTCTCCGGACCTAGAAATACTTGATGAAATAGGTGTACCATTATCTGAAGATATTGGATTTGATAATATAAATGACGATCTAGCAGAAAATATATCTTCAACTGATTACGAATCTCTTTAGTGTGCGGTAATACATTCTGTGTTTTTATCAAACCTCTCGAATAATACTATTATGCCTTCCTGGTTCCCTTGGATATTTGTTGGAGGAATTTTATTTATATGTTTAAGCTTTCTTGGAGCTAAATTTAAAGATAAACCGTATAAAAAAATACAATTTCTTCAAGATTTTATTAGTGGTTCTATTTTAATTGGATTTATTGGAGTATTAGCACCTGACCTTTTTCCTAAAATGGAAATTCCTATATCATTACCAATGACAGTTAGTGGAGGATTTGGAGAAATGAATGAATTAGACTTACAAGTAGGCCCTCCTCGCCTTGCTGGGCGTTAGAGTTATCTATAATAACTACTATTTAGTATATTTTATAATATTTTATACAAATACTATAAAATATTATTAACTTAATTACTAGGGCTCTTTATTAATATGATAATTTATTAATAATATAAAGGATATAATTTTTCTTCTTTAGGTGCCTTTTTATTCCATTTATATTGTGAAAATTGAGTTTTTTGTAATTGTTCTTTAGGTATAGCATTATGGAGATTATGCGCTATATAAATATATAAATCAAATCCTGGAAATTTTGGTTCACCCATTTCATCTTCATATATAGTCATCTTATTATCATCAACAGTCCATGACCATAATAAATTAAATAATGGAGATTTAGTCTCATATACAATCCATTCATCTTCTTCACTTATTATATTACATTTACCTTTCTTTTGTTCTGGTTTTTCTTCAAATAATCCATCTAATAAACTAACTGCTAATCTAGCTAAATCAAATGAGTAGTTAGGAATAACTTTTGGCAGTGATTTGTTATAAAATGGACCAAAATTATATTGTTCGGCAGCATCATTATTAGGATATAAATCACTGCTTATCCATTGTTGCTTGCCTAATTTAAATATAGATCTACCAAAATCAATTATACTAAATATCTTACCATATGTAGGGACTCTCCATATTTGTCCATTTTTTTCTCTATAATATAAGAACTTTTTATCTGTTTTCCTCCATACAATATTATTAGAATGTAAATCATTATGCGTAAAAGATATAGATGATTGTAAAAATGATAGTGTAGCTACAACTTGGAATAACCATGCAATCCATCTGGCCTCCCATCCTTGTGTACCACGAAGTTGTTCATCTAGGACTTCTTCATCTAATAATTCATCCATAGTACCATCTTGAGCTTCTTGAAATATTTTAATAACTGGAATATCTTTAATATTTAAATAAATATCTAATTCCTCTTCTTCTTCCTCTTCCTCTTCTTCCTCTTCCTCTTCTTCTTTATCTGAATCCAATTTTGAATCTGAATCTGATTTTGAATCTGAATCTGAATTAAATTCATAGGATTTCATTGAACTAAACGATTTAATAGATTGAATATCAATATCAGGAACATTAATTAATTCTTTTAGCTCTGATTCTATATCTGATTCTGTATCATCGTCAATATTTAATTCATCTTCTGTAAATGGACATGTTACTATATCATCATATATTTCTTTAAAATCTTCTATATTTACTATATTTTCATTATCCATTAAAATATAGAATTGTGCATTCTTATTATCAATGCCTCGCCAAAACCATTTCTTATTTTTATATGAGTCATATTCATCGGTTATATTATAGTTATATGAAGATGATATACCTGTTATAGCTCCATAATATTCCACAAAATGTGGAGAAATATCTAATTCTCTAAATCTACTCATTACATAATTAGCAACTGTATCTACATATGCTTGATTATGTGGAATATGTAATCTATTTACTGTATAATGAATATCTTCTTCAGGATATGGTAATAATGGATGTGATTGTTTAGCATAATAATTTTTAATATAATCAATTGGGTCAACTAAATGAACAGTTTTAACAAATACATTTTTATTAATTAATTCATTTGTATCATTGTCATATACAGTAGTTTTCCAGATTTGCGACAATTTACAATCTTTATCATATTGTAATTGTTTTCTCTGTTTCCATTCTTTTATCTGAAATCGTGATGGTAGTTCTGTATTTATATTAAAAGGTGTATTTATTCCATTAAATTTATCTAATGCTGTAAAATAACGTTGATGATATGTAATATCTGAAAATGTATCCTTTTCATTATCAGATATTTCTCTAACTCTACAAGGGTTCTCTCGTAAACTTTTAAGGATTGATTTCATTATGTTATCTCCTTTTAATCGTATAAGACTTGTTATATATGCGTATAGCGCACTATCAATGTTTTTATTATGATGTATAGGTGTAAGAAGAGATGTCAGCACAAGGCGCAGTTAATGTTAATCTCCGGAAGTTTTCAATGAAAACCATTCCTCAAGATGCTGTAGTAATTTTTATAGGACGACGAAGAACTGGTAAAAGTACTCTAGTACGTGATTTGTTGTTTCATCATCAAGATTTACCTATGGGCTGTGTTATTTCAGGTACAGAAGAGTCAAATGGTTTCTTTAAAAAAATGGTACCACCCATGTTTATCCATGGAGAATATAATCCAATTATTCTTAATAATTTCGTAAAACGTCAAAAGCTTATTATGCAGAGAATCCAACAAGAATCAGATCGTGGTGTTAAATCTAATTTAGATCCACGCGCATTTTTGATTCTAGATGATTGTATGTACGATGATTCATGGACACATGATAAAAACATTCGTTACTTATTCATGAATGGAAGATGGCTCAAAGTCTTTTTTATTATTACTATGCAGTTTCCTCTTGGTATCCAACCTGCTCTGCGAACAAATGTTGATTTTGTATTCATTCTAAGAGAACCATATCTAAATAATAGACAACGATTATATCATAATTATGGAAGCGCTTTCCCATCTTTTGAATTTTTTTGTCAAATTATGGATCAATGTACACAGAACTTTGAATGTATTGTAATTAATAATTGTACACAAAGTAATAAGATTGAAGATACTATTTTCTGGTATAAGGCGGAAATACACGGAGAATTTAAATTAGGGGCACCAGAACTTTGGAGACAATCTGAAATGTATTTGCGAATTAAAGAAGAAGGAGAAATTGACCAATTTGATCCATTAACTAATAGAAAACTCAAAGGGCCTGCTATTAATGTTAAAAAGAACTATTAATTAGATAGTATGTTTTTATTATAATCAGGATGCCATTCTGTAACAGGATGCCATTGATGTACAAAACCCTTCTCATAATATTCTCTAACTGCCATTTTTTTTGACATAAAATAATGATATATTACATCATCTTCTCTACCCCACATTTCTTTTTCAATATATTTACTAAAATCATTTTTAAGGAATATTATATTGCCTGTACCTTTATCTCTTTTAATCCCAGTAGTATGTGACGCATCATCATATCCATAACATATTGGAAAAAACGCTTTCTTATTATTAAATACATGTTTATGGATATCATTAAATAATTTATATGTATTAATCATCATATCAGCATCTAAACAAAATACAATATCATGTGATACATAATTAATAGCAATATTAATACCTTTTCCTTTATTAAATTTCTCATTAAGTGTAATTAACTTATATGAGAAATTAGGATGATTTAAATTAGTTTTTAAAAAGTCATCAACAATTGCGTCTGTTGATGCGAAATCAACTATTATAAACTCCCATATGTCATTTTGTTTTACTAATTGTCGGATACTATTAAGATTATTTCCTAATAAATGTAATGTATATATTTTATCTTCTATTTTATATGATAAATTAATTCTATTATAAAGAGTTATTATAAAACTTAATTTCATACTATAATATATTAATATATAATACTTATTAATATATAATTATTAACACATATTATAATAAATGGACATGCGTTTAAGACACATATTTGGTTTATTATTTGTAAGTGTATCTATTGGAATGATAGTATATCTATATAAATCTCCTAAAGCCTCCGATGGATTTGTTGATGTTGGTCGATGTGGAGTAGATTTACCATCTTGTTCTCCTAAAAATAATAATCCACATGTCCGATGTATAAATGGTTATTGTAAATCTGATATTCCTAAAGAATTACCTATATTATCAGATTTACCTGTAATTCCTCCTCGATATCCTTATTTACAATAATTCCTAATTAGCTAAAACAAAAACTATATAGATGCTAGAAGAATGAGACACACTAAAGGTATGGGCCTCGGCGCTATGTTTTTACTACTTATTATTGTAATAGCTTTCCTTCCAATGGCTGTGCGATTTATTGAACGCACAACTCTCCCTCATTTTGCTATTCAAGGCTTTCAAGGTGGCCCCAATTCATCACCTTCTAGACCTATGCATGCATATTCAAGTGGCCCCAGTTCACAAGATGGAGGAGTAGCAGATATTCCTGCTATTGGTTCCGCCTCTAGATTACCTTCTTGGCGACCTGATGCTAATACTAATTATCTATGTCGTTCACCTAATGAAGATGGTAATCCATGCCCTGAAGGAATGTTCTGTGATGGCCTAGATCAAACCTGTCGACCTGTATTTGTTGGTGGCCCGGTTCCTAGTGTTGGATATTATTCTTAAATATCTATATAACATATAATATAATTACATATATATTATATAACAAATACTATTACAATCTATAATATAATTTGTTATTTATAATATTATTTTACTATTTATGAAGATGCTTCAGTAATTTGCGCCTCTACAGTATTTTCCTCTACTCTCTCAATTGTAATTTGCGCCTTTTCAATCTTTCGCTGCATAGCTAGATCTCCTGATGAACCAAACATAGGATCTGATTCAGCACTAGCACTAGCACCAGAAGAACCTCCAAATACCTTCTTCTCATTACGTGTACGTTCCTCAAAGAATTTCTCACGACTATCCTCATTTTCCTTGTATTTTCGCATAAGTGAATTAAGTTGTTCTTGTGCATATTCCTGTTCACCAACTTGATGAGGGCTAGGATCCCATGGCAACCACTTACCTACATCACCGATAAAAATATTATGATATTTATCCTTATTTTGTAGCTTCTTAGCCTTTAATTCTGCCTCTTTATGATTACCAAATACTCCACGAACTTTTAGCCCACGCATAGATGTACGGAACTCATTCATAGCATAAAATTCATCTTCTAGTTTGACCTGATTAGCAAACATAAAATCATCATATGCCTCCGCAATCTTAGTTTTATTAATATCTTGACGCTGCTTTTGAACAAATGTACTATACTTATCCATCACATCATCAATTTTAAGACGATTCTTACGGCAAATTTCAGCCTGATCATGTTGATCATTTTTCTCGAGCTCTACGATACGAGAATCTAGTTCCCCATTAATAAATTGTACGGTCTCCACCATATATTTTTCCAGATTCTTAATCTTCCAATCTACCTCATAGCTCTCAAGAAACTTATGAAAGAAGAAATTATCCTTCTTCTCTAGTACTTTTTCAGGGCTAAGAAAACTTAGTAGGACAAATCTTTGTCCAGGAACCTCAGTGTCCTCATCTAGAAAATCCTCGACTACGGTGCTTGGAGTTGTGGCAGGTGTATCAGACATTCTATGATGCTAGAGATATACATCCTTTAAGTTTATGTTTAGGATATTATTAAATTATCTGTGTTTTTTTTCTTATTAGATGATATAGACAACATGTTCCAGGTTTCAGAGATTATCAACCGCGTAATCAAATATCTGATTGAAGGCCTCGTTATTGCCGCCGCTGCTATCTTTATCCCTCGCAAGGCTCTGCCCTTCGATGAAGTAGCCACTCTCGCAGTTCTCGCTGCTGTCGTTTTTGCCATCCTCGATGCCGTTTCCCCTAGTGTTGGTGTTACAACTCGTCAAGGCGCAGGGCTCGGCCTTGGAATGAAATTAGTCGGTTTCCCTTCTATGTAATAAATTTCTGAACACATCACTTTATATTAAATAAAAATACTCTATTATAATTTCATATATTTTGCCCATTTTCTAAATATTTTATAGTTATATAGAATCTTTAGGAGTTATATTAATATTTCTAATCATATATAATTAACTATTTTTGCCGAATATTAAATAATAGTATACGGTCTATATTTTAGAATATTTTTTTAAAATATATTTTAAAATACATAATAGAACCTATAATGCAGTCATACTGTTCAAGTGATATTACCCGACTAAGACAAAGTAGGGCAATTGTTGTGGAAGCACAATGTGATCCATGTTTAGGAGATGGATTTGGTGTAAATCAGGGTGGAGGCGGTACTAATTTTAATGGCCCGCCCAATTCAGTAGCATTTACTCTAGATGGTAATGAATTAATTGGTTCTACTGGCTTATCAGTATATCCTGATGGCAATACATTTCCAGATGGTAAAGGATATACTGGATTTGTTGTTGGAATAAGCGGTGATTTACATGTAACAGGTGAGATTGATCCTACTGGTATTGAATTTACTCCAGTACCAACTAATCCTGGATTAGTAAGAAGTAATGAAAATACCTTATGGGTAAAGACTGGTACTAATGAATTAAAGTTTGGTGAATTAACTATTGGGCAATCTATTTCAGTTCCTACTTTATCTGCTGTTCTTGCTCAAGGTAATACAACAGGGGGTATTACAATTAAAGCAAGTACTGATGCTGGAGATGGTAAAATGAATACTGACATTTTAAATGTATCTACTATTAAACCATTAGCTCCATTGGAGTTAGGACCTGATATAGGATTTGAAGGTAATCTTGTATTTCCAGATGTATTTCCAGGATCAGTAGGAATACGATTTGAAGGAGATGGTACTATTAAAGTACCTGTTAATAAGCAATTAAACTTGCAACTTGATAATACAAATATAGTAGAAGTTAAGAGCGCACAAACAATAATTAATAATCAATTAAATGTTAAAAGCAATGATATTACATTTATGGATGATATTGAAACATATGAATCTGGTACTATAAAAATTGGCACATCTATAAATGGCAATATTACTACTAGTGTAGCAAATACATTTGTTGGTATGAAAGCTGGATTAGCATCTGCTAATTCTGGAAATACAGGTAGTTATGGTAATACATTTGTAGGGGCAGGCGCGGGGTTAGACAATACAGGGACAAATAATACATTTGTTGGGGCAGGCGCAGGAATATATAATACAGGGGCAAATAATACATTTATTGGTATTCAAGCTGGTTTTACAGGTATACAACAACAAGCAGTAGCGGTTGGCCTTAATGCTGGTCAGAGGGGACAAGGAGACAATTCAGTGGCAATTGGCCAGAGGTCTGGTCAATTTACACAAGGAAATAATTCAGTTGCAATCGGATCTATAGCAGCTCGATATAATCAACAAGCTGAATCGGTAGCAATAGGTGATACTGCTGGTTGTACAGGTCAACAACAAAATGCCGTCGCAATTGGTAATCAAGCTGGTTCTATTACACAAGGACCATATTCAGTAGCAATTGGTCCCTATGCTGGCAATATAACACAACTTTCAGGTTCAGTAGCAATAGGATATCGAGCAGGTGAACAACAGCAAAATACACGTTCAATCGCTATAGGTGAAACAGCAGGTCGTAATTCACAAGGTCAAATATCAGTAGCAATTGGTTTTGGTGCTGGTTCTACTACACAGGGGAATGGTTCAGTGGCAATTGGTAATGTTGCTGGCCAGGGTTCACAGGGTGGAAATTCAGTGGCAATTGGTGCTGGTGCTGGATATACAGGCCAGAATCAACAAGCAGTAGCAATTGGTGCTGGTGCTGGCAATATAACACAAGGGCAAAATTCAGTAGCGATTGGTATTGGCGCTGGTACTGCTACGCAAGGGCAAAATTCAGTAGCAATTGGTAATAGTGCTGGTGCTAATACACAAGGGCAAAATACTATCGCAATTGGCTATCTAGCTGGTACTTCATCACAAAAAAATAATACTATAATTTTAAATGCTACAGCAGCACCTCTTGAGAATAATACAGGGAATACAAACGCATTTTATGTAAAACCTATTAGAAATGAGACATCGAGTACACTTATGCTAGGGTATAATACTATAACTGGAGAAATTACATATAAATCAGAATTATTAGGCCCTACTGGTTCTACTGGAGCAACAGGAGCAACTGGATCAAACGGTTCTGATGGAGCAACAGGTCCAACTGGAGCAAATGGTGTTGATGGAGTAACTGGTCCAACTGGAGCAAATGGTGTTGATGGAGTAACTGGTCCAACTGGAGCAAATGGTGTTGATGGAGCAACTGGTCCCACTGGTCCACAAGGTATACCAGGTACTTCTTCAGGAACAGGTGCGACAGGTCCCACTGGAGCAAATGGTGTTGATGGAGTAACTGGTCCAACTGGAGCAAATGGTGTTGATGGAGTAACTGGTCCCACTGGAGAAAACGGTGTTGATGGAGCAACTGGTCCAACTGGGGCAAATGGTGTTGATGGTGCAACTGGCCCCACTGGAGCAAACGGTGTTGATGGAGCAACTGGTCCAACTGGAGCAAATGGTGTTGATGGAGCAACTGGCCCCACTGGAGCAAACGGTGTTGATGGAGCAACTGGTCCAGCTGGAGCAAATGGTGTTGATGGAGCAACTGGTCCAACTGGAGCAAATGGTGTTGATGGAGCAACTGGTCCCACTGGAGCAAACGGTGTTGATGGAGTAACTGGTCCCACTGGAGCAAATGGTGTTGATGGAGTAACTGGTTCTACTGGTCCCACTGGAGCTAATGGTACTAATGGAGCAACTGGCTTTACTGGGCCTACTGGCCCTACTGGTTCGGCACCAGGTAATATATTTCAAAATAATAGTAATACTGGTTCGGTTGGTATTTTTAATACATCTCTAACACCTGGTAGCGTAAGATTAGGCATAAATGCAACTAATATTGGATCAACAGGAACAGATAATATAACAATTGGTCAAAATGCTTTTAATTTTACTACAGTGCCTACTGTAGGGCCAGCTCGTAATGTAGTAATAGGTCCACTCGCTGGACAAAATCAAGGAAATTATAGTATGACTGATATGGTGATTATTGGTACTAGCGCCAATCAAGCAGGATTTAGAACTCAGCAAGGGGGCGTAGCAATTGGAAATAATGCATGTCAAAGTGGGGCATGTTTTGAAGCTGTTTGTATTGGTAGAGATGCTGGGGCTGGTCTTAATACAGATAGAGATGTAATAATAGGTAGTCTTGCTTCAAGAAGTGCGAATAGCGGTGACCAAAATATAGGAATTGGGTATAGAGCTAGAGATTTTGGTCAAACTGGTGTAACAGGGCGTTTTAATACATGTATTGGTGCACAGGCAGGAATAGGTATTAATGGCAATTATAATACTATTATGGGTTTTGGTGCTGGACCATGGCCTGGATCAGGTCCAAATGTTACATTAAATTATACAACAATAATAGGTTATCAATATAATAACCCTTTAACAAATAAAAGGGATTCCTTATTTATGGATAATTCTGGCACTATTTGTGGTATATGGAATCCCTCTCCAACAGCAATTACTGCTGGAACACCTGTAGTTGATATTACAGGAGACTTGAAAGTATCAGGGACATCAAGACTTGGTAATACTAGTTTTAGAGATCCATCTGTAGTAGCAACTGCTGGTTCATTTAGTGGTCAATATTTACGTATAAATATTGGTGGAACCTATTATAAAATAGAATTACTACAAGATTCTTAATAAGCTATAGAATTATTTTGATAATAAAATTATATTTATAATTCTAATTAAATAGTCCTAATAAATTGCCATCCCATTTCCTGGCAGATTAATTGCCAAGTTTTATCCTGAAGATAGAGTTTATCGCGATTTTTGAGTAGTGGAAAGCATGCCAGATATTCATCCATTTCTAGCAGTTCACAGAATTTATATAAAACATATCCATATGATAGGAAATTCCTTCGACCTTTAGGACAATGCTTTTTAAATGATGGTTGAATTTCACGGAACATGTGACGCAACTTTTCTTCATCTTCTCGGCTCATAAATGGCGCATTTTGTCCATTAAGTCTATTAATAATATGAGGTATATGTTCATAATATTTAGAACATTTCATCTTCCTCAAAATTTCTCTTAATTTACTAGGTTTTAATAAAGACATATTTGTAATTTGTTCCTTTTTAAGTTGAATTAAAATAGTATCATATACTTCATTAGGAATCTCTGTACTTTCCTTAGCTTGAAATTGTGCGAGCCATTCATTAAAATGATTAATCTTTTTATATGCGTAATATGAGACTTCTCGAGGTGGATCTTTATAGGATGGTTTATCACTATCTACAAGAATGAACTCTTGATGGCCACACTTTGAACAAGTCATATTAGCTTCATTGAGACACATAATCATTTCATTTCCACAATCTTCACATGCTGTCCATGGATCGTTATAATCTTCTAAATTATGTGCTAAACCTGGTTCTTCTAATTGTAGGTAAGTATTGAGGAGTTTATTACGTTGTAACTGAGGCAGTTCTTTTACTTGTGGAGCACTTTCAGTTACTGATTGTTTTTGACATTCATCTGTTTCCTCTAATAATGCTAAGATACTCCCTGGCTTTGCTTTATTATTAGATATATTCTGAACACCCTGATGAATCTGATCTTGCATATCATAATAATTGAATAATATATCACCTGTCCTGAGATAATAATCCATCAATCCCTCATCAGATTCCAATGATTTAATCTTTTTTTCCAGGATTTCTTGTTCTCTTTCTAATCGCCAAATTTCAATATCCATTGATGTATTTTTAATTTTATCTTTTAGAATATCTAACTGCTTATTATATTCAGTAATATTATTTTTATCATTTATCATGTTCTGAATTTTTTTATTATGGATAGCATCAAGTGTTGTCTTTGTCTCTGTATTGTATTTTTTTGAACCTTTTATTTTAAAAAACGCGTTTTCACTCATAGCCCTTAATACTTATACGGTATGTGAGC